CTCTCCAATTGTATATTTCTTTTTCAAAATTTCACCTCATAACTTCATATAAATAATAAATTATTATACCCTTTATCAAAAGATAAATCTCTGTTCTCTTGAAATTGGCATAAATTATTTCACTCTCCTTTCCAAATGGAGCTCTTAAGGCTGCGTTCGCTTCTTCTTTTTTATCGTTGCCACCGTCTGCGCCTGACTGTTTGATGCCTGTTTTAAAGGCAGGCTTTACATCCTCCTCAAACAGAAAGCCTTTTGTTTCTTTTACATTCTTCAACTGCTCCTCGAATCCCAAAAGCTTGTCACCATCCAGTTTAATCAGCTCCATGTTTAAGAATGGCTTTACAGCTTTTGCATCCCTTACCTTTGCACCAACCAAAGCAGTTTCCAGCGCAGAGTTGAGTTTTAATGCATTAATATCATCGTTGTATTTCTTTTCCCAAGTGGCATCATCATCCTTAAGCTTTTCAATATCAACCCCATCAAACTTGGACAGTATTTTTCAGGGTTGTAATTGTTGAATTTGCAGTAGTGAGCTCGTCTTGTACTGCTTTGATGTCTTTCCCATTTTCGGCCATGATGTTATCTACATTTTCTTTCGAAAGCCCCATGCCCTCTAAAAAATCACGTTTCATATTTACCCCTTTCTAGGCTACGCTTTTCTACGAGGTTGCGTATCTCGTGCCTCGCCTGTATATCGCTCAGGCAAGCGAAGTCTCAGCATCAAAAAAGAGCCTGTTTAACGTCTGTACTCAAAGACGAGATAAAAGGGATCACCTCCACGCTACAAGCCCATTGGTAACTTTTTCATTTTGGTATCACCCCCTAATTCATTATATGAAAAAACCACTCAAACGTTTGTTTAAGTGGCTATATAACCTCAATTGATTTTATTTCCGATTCCAAAACTCCTATTACTACACCTGCATCACTCATAATATCTACTTCTGCCTGCTCGGGCTCGTTATCCAAAGCCCGGGTATAACCATAGAAATTACCTGTTAACACTTGGTTATCCATACATACTATTTTTAACCTGGTATCTTTAGATAAAGGTTTGTTGATACTAATTTCTTTCAGTTTTTCTTTCAGTTTCATATTATCACCTTGTATTCGTATACGGAACAATGTGTATACCCTTTTTGCTATAATGAATTTTGGCCTTATTAGTTTCCATTTCATTATCGGTTATATCATCCACATCAATTCCTATGATTCTATCTGTTTCAATAATCTCCTGCATCTTCCATTTTCCTTCTTTGTCCAGTAATACAGTTCCATTACCCGCATACTTATTTGCAATTTCCTGCGCTTCTTCAATAGTTATAGTCAAATAGCTCCGACCTTCAATAAAATTCTTATGTCCTATAATGTGTTTTCCCTGCTTACCGGTTTCAATTTTCAAGGGCTGCTTTCCCATTTTTATTCTCTTTTGTATAGCATTTATTATACTATCTTTTCCGGACTTTACAACATCATTCGTGTAAATTTGTTCCCTGCCATATTGCCGTTTTAGTCCCGTCTGGTCAATAAACTCTCTTTGTGCTGCTTGCCATTTAGATATTTTTGCGCTTGCCTCCTCAGTGGGTAACCCAGCGGCTTCCATGGCTTTTTTCTCACGCTTCCAACGACGTATGTTTCGTTCAATGCTTCGTTGTTGCAGTGAAGCTTCATACTCCGTCATTTTCTGCCCATTATATTCCACGTTCTTTGAATTATATCCCTTTAATTCATCATTCGTGTATGCTCGTGGAGATCCTTCTAAGTATGGAAAAAAGCTATGTCGGCAGTTCCATCCTCCAAGACCAGCGCCTGTTCCATAACCCGTGGAGCTTTTAAATTCAGGATACTTTTTACTCTTGCCGCTTAAGCTGAATACTTTCCCTTGCCATTCCGCATGGGAAGGTCTGGCGCCGGCATGGGCGGTAGTCTCCACAAGGTCACTGCCCATTTGTTCCGCCCTTGCCTCTTGCAGTTTTAACGCTGTTTGATTCACTCCGGTAATAATCGCACGTCTTACTGCGGTTTCCAAGCTGTCAATCTTGCCTGTGGGATATGTAACGGCTCCAACACCATAACGAGCCAAGTCCTTTATAGCATTTCTAACACTGGTTTCCCTGTCGAATGCACCGCTTATAATCTGCATATACGCCCGATCCAAGGCATTTTCTAATTGCTTTGTTGCAGTACCGGCAGTTGTATTGGTCAAATTCTCAAACAGTCCGTTTGTTTTTCTTATCCCAGTGTTAATCACATCCAGCAAAGCAGGGGAGGCAGAAATGGGAGGAACGTTAAGCCCTGCAGCTTTATAAATTCTATCATCAAACTTTAGTGCTTTCATGCCTGCTTCTTCCATCAGAGCTTTTATTTCTTCCTGAGTCATGCCCGTTCTGCTGGCTAAGGCTTTTATGATCCAGTCCTCAAAATTACCCAATTCAATTAGCTTAACTCGCTGCCATTGTGCCGCAGGTATGTAATAATCATAAGTACTTAAGCGCCTTGCCATATCAGCAAGAATATCTTGCTCCAACTGACTGTACAGCTCAATCAGATTTTCGGGAAGCTGTTCAATATACTTTGGTTTCAGCATTATTCATCACCAAACCCCATCAGCATATTGTTGCTCTGTGAATCTGTAACATTTACCTTTGCCTCTTCCTCCGTTTCACCAAAGAAGCGTACTCGATATTCCCACCTTTGCCGAATCCCGTCTCTTATTTCCTGTAGAAACTGCTGTTTCTCTGCCGCCGTATCCTCGATAATGCTATCGTCAAAGTTAATTGTTACTTGTATTTCATTTCGATACCCCAGCATGGTTGCAATGGCCTTAACTAAATGAATCAAAGCCCCTTCAAGAATAAGTTCATGCTTCCTGAGGTTCTGATATAACTCAGACTTTTCGCTAACCACTTCCTTTGCCGTTTTCAAGCCGCTATTCTCAAATTTATACCGATCTTCACCTAGTCCGCACTTATCGGATAATAAACTCAATGCTCTGCTGATTGCCTTTTCGTGAGCATCAGCTCTGATTTCCATGTTTATTTCCTGTATCTTTTGATTCTCTTCTCCCTCGATACCCAGTGAATAAAATTCTGTGTCATTATCATCGACGAGAGGGCTCACAGTGCCGCTGTCCTCAATCATCATTCTAGCCATGGTATTGGGCACGATAATACGCTTTTTCCCTAAGCGGAATTCATTTAAGTAACTGTCATACACCAGATCCACGCCTTCAAGCTGATCTATTGCATTGGCGTAAACCGAAACCCCCATAGGACAATCCAAATCCACATTGTTCACAATGTTTGGAGTAATCACCTGAAACCAAGGTAAGGTACTTCCTGTGTTGTATTCCTCCACTAACCCTTCGGGGAGCTCCACGGCGGTTAAATTGTTTCCGTTCCTCTCAAACATACGATTCTTAATTATATAGAATCCGTTTTCCTGCCTTTCATGAATATTGAGGTATACCAGTTTCTTTTTGCCATTGACTCGCTCACTAGCGAAAGCACAGCTTAATATCTCACCGTTGTCCCACTGTAGAGGATAAATCATACTTGCACGAATATAGTCTATGCAAATCTTTTCATTGTCCAGGTATTCCACAAACGCCCCTGTGCCTAGGGCATAGGCTATTTCAAGAAGTTGATTTCCTTTTATACGAAAGTTATTGGCTTCCAGTACATCATGAACGGCATTGTTGATACTCTCATTATCAATTACAATGCTGACCTTTTCGTTTAGCTCAAGGTTCGCCCAGTCCTCGCATACCTTTTTGGCCATACCCAAGGTTTTTCTGGTTCTGTTTATTTTCTTCATGCCGTTGTACTGCCTGTAGTTATGAAACTGCACAACCTTGCCTTTGTACCAGCTAAGCCATAAAGCAATCTTTGCATAGTAGCTGCTGTCAACAGAGTCATACCCTTCTCTGCTTAAATACTGTAAAATTGCTTGCACCCAATCACCCCCTTATATACTCATAATTGCTTTCATATACGGCTCCGTACTGTACTCCTGGGCGTCAAGGCTGTCAATATTGGTTGTGCCATCGTCCAGCCTTTTGTCCTTTGTTATATATTTGCTGTCCCACAAAGCAGTCCGAAAAGCCTCTATGGTGTGGATACAGTTCTTTGAGATTTTGTAACGATCCGAGGACATGAGCCTGCAATAAAACCTAACTCTGTCATTTACTTCTTTTTTCATTGCCGACTTAATGGAGATTGCAATTCCTTTTTTGGCACAAGCATTTCTAAGTCCTTGGATCAGCGTTGTTTCTGCACTGTCACAGTAAGCTTCCGCAACCTTGTGCTTTGATTTGCACATTTCCACAAAATCAACAAAGTCCTGCTCAAGTTGAGTAGGACTGATAATTTCTTTTCTGTAGTATTCTTCTAATGTCACAACCTCTTTCATGGACTGTGTAAAGCCGGTGCAACTAAAAGCATGGGCAGATCCATTCCCTCCGAAGTCAACACCTATTGTTGCAAACGCTACCTTTGGATTTTCTTTTAGAATAAATCTTTCTGTATCATCAGCAAATAAGCGATAAATAATGCCCTCTGCTGCAACCCACAGTCCAAGTATGTATCTATCGTAAAAAATGGTACCCTTGTACTCCTTTTTCAGGTTTTCCACAAACTCTTTTGAATTGAAAGGGTTATCATCAATCCTGTACTGCTGCAAATATAGATCTGCATCACTTTGCAGGAACTTGTGAAACCAGTGATTGGGTCCCTCGGGGTTGCACGTACCATCAAACTTGCTATAGCTTTTATCCAAACGAGACTTAAGCATATTGAAAACATCCGCATGCCAGGTCA